TATCTAATTTAATTGATTTTGTTTGTTTGCTTATATTTGCAGGGCTTGTATTATTAAAAATATGATAAGGGTCAAATTTTTCTTTTTCTCTTGCATCAACTAAATTTTGTCCTCTAAGAGTAGTTTTATTTTTTAAAACATCACTAGCAGAAACACCTATGGGTAATGTTTGCCCTGTAGGTTGTCCAGATTCATCAACTTGAACTTGTTTATCACCCATGTTAATCCATGTAGCTTTTTTAGGTGCATACATTTGTTTAACATAATCTAAAATAGCACCTTCACCTATTTTTGGATTTCCAATATCTTGACTATATTGAGTAACAGCACCTAAAATATCATTTCTTGATAATGGTTGTGCAGGAACTTGTGTAGTAACAGGTTTCATTACATTTGTTTGTCCTTGCATGTTTTGTGTTTGATATGGTGATGTTGCACCTACTTGTTCAGTAGTATTATAAGGTGATGTAGGTACATTCATGCCTTGTTGTAAATCTACATTAGTAGGTTGCATTGTAGTTTCTGTTGTTGGCTCATTTTTTAATACTTTAATTAATTTATCTAAACCAGTACGTTGTTTAGTTTCTTGAGCTTTTTGAGCATCACTATATTCTTTCATAGCTTCTTTTTCATTCATACCAGCCATGCCTTGATTTACTGCACCAGCAAGATATTGAGTCCAAGAAGGAGCTACATATCTATCGCCTACCATTTGACCTTGTGGCATTTTTGTATTGCGTAAAGAATCAGCTAAAGCAAGTTTACGCTTTAAATTAATAGATGCTAAATTTGGATCATCTACTCCAGATTGATCTGCGTTATCCCCAAATTGCGGTAAAAAGTCCATAAATGCCATGTTATCCCCTATATCAATGCGTAATTAACAGCTTTGTAACCATCAGCCATTGTAATAACTGCTTCTGGTATGACTTTTTCAACTTCTTGAGCCATAACACCAATTTGTTTATCTTTTGGTAAATCTTTATAATCAATATAATTGTATGAGTAAATATCAATACCTTTACGCAATGTACCAATTTTTTTAATATTCTTTTTAAGTCTAATATCTGAATATTTACCTATTGCTGCACCACCAAGACTCATAAGACCACCCATAAATCCACCTTGTTGAGCTTGTTGAGCATTGTAAGCATTAAGTTGATTTTGATAGCTTGCATTAGCTGCACCAAGTAAATCTGGGCCTGCTGTGTTAGCTTGTTGTGGTGTATTTGCAAATTGTGGATTCTGTACTTGAGAACCTGTGCGTAATGCGTTAATGACGTTAATAGGTTGCATTTGATTATAAGCAGCTTGTTGAAAGCCTTGTTGATTAGCTGCAAGACCTGTATTCATACCAGTAACTGTAGCACTATTAAGTAAATCATTTTGTTTTTGAGCTTGTAATGTTTTAGCTTGATTGTAAGCATCTGTACCTGCAGCAATACCTCTATTAGCTAATTGTTGCTCTAAAGCAGCATTTTCACGATCAATTTGTGGTGAAAGTCTTGACATAATAGCATCTTGGTATGATTGACCAGGATTGATACCTGTTTGAGCTAATTTAGATGTATCTATACCAGGTTGGCTTAATACAGTATTAGCATAATTTAAACCTGTATTAGCTGTATCCATTAATCCTTGATTAAGGGTATTAGTTGAATTAAGAATACCTTCTTGTGCAGGTGATAATGTTTGTGTAGCAGTATATAAAGTATTACCGTATGGATCAGTACCAGGATTAGCTGTGTATGTTAAGTTACCATAAGGTGTAACTTGATTAGTACGGTTTGCAGCAGCAGTAGCTCTAGCAGCTTCTAAGTTACCAGCAGCAGTTGCAGTTGCAGCACCAGCATAATCTGGTGGTGGTGGAGCAGATCCGCCTTTACCACCGCCATAAAATGTAAAATAATCATTTAATGCAGGCATAAACCATTTAAAATCTAACAATTTCATACTTTGTCCTTTATATATCTATCTTTAAGTTTTAACCACTTACATTCATCTTTAGACATGGTATAAACAATACCATCTCCATCTGGGAAATAGTCTTTAAGCAATGCTTCTCGCTTAAATCCTAAATGTTCGTTTACTTTTTGAGCTTTTAGGTTAGCTGTAGATACTAACCCTTTTAACTGTTTTACTTGTAATGTATTAAACGGATAATCAAATATTGAAAAATAAAAGTGACGTGATACATGACGTGGATTGTCACATCTTGAATGAATAGCTATACTTGATCCTGTATAACCATCATACATTACACCTACTATTATTTCGTTATTATAAGTCTGTCCTATAGCTTGGCAAATATGAGTCCATGATCCGCCAGCTTCTTGGCAAACCCATTCTCCTACATTTTGTCCTTGAATTATTATAGAACTGCACCTTTTTCAAGTACTAAGTCTGTTGAAACCCATCTTACATCTATACCTTGTGATGCTGTGCTTACAATAGGCGCACCATAATAGCCAACGCCATTAACACCTTGCCATTGTTGTAATACATTTAATCCACCACCCCATGTACCTGTATCCCATAAAGCATTATCCCATGTTCCTGATGATGTGGGCGTATAATTAAGTATTGTAGTAGGTGTATTTAAATTAAAATCAACATTTATATTTGCATAAATAGCAGGGCTTCCAGATGTTCTAAAAATGGGTTTAGCCATTGTAAAACGCTTTAATTCTCCTGGACTATCAAAAGATGAAAATGCTTGTAATGCGTTAGCAGTAATATTGCTGTTATTATCTGAGTTTGTATACCATGCACGACCTACATAACCATTGCCACCAAAATAAGGTTGATCGTTATATAATTCCCAACAAGTAGCGTTCCATCCTGTGTAATTACACCAATTTGTAGTAATGGTGTTCATAGCATATTGCGTAGTTTGTGTAGTATTAGGTACGTTTAACCATAATTGATTTTCTTCTGGATAAAACAATATTTGCCATCCAAAAACAGAACCATAATTAGAAATAGCTTCTGATACAGCCCATTGTATTTTGTCTGTAATAGCTACTCTAGGATCAAGCCTAGATGACTGTAATTCTGATGCTAATGGTGTAAGACCATCTTTACCTAATAATAGTAAATCACCACCATATTTGTACATACAACGAGTGCCTACCGGTGTTCCTAAATCCCATACACCTGCTAAAGCAAAGTCTGTATCAGGATCAGATCCTTTATATACAACTACTTGGCCTTTAGATGTATAAACAGCATAGTAATCATCTACGCCATAACCTGCATCTATTGTCCATGTAGCATGTTGTACAATATTGCCACCTTTATAAGCAAAAGAACTTAAATCTAAAGATTTAGCAAGTCCACCTAATGATAATGTAGGTAAATACCATATTTTTAATGTGCTAGTTTGTGTAAAAAATACTCTATTTTTAAATACAATAGGATTGTTTAAAGTAGTAGTAGTTACGCCTGTAATAGCCGGTGTAGAAGCACCTGTAATAGATGTCCATGTAGTTCCATCATATACATAAGGTGTATTTACACCATTAGCCATGTATAAGAATGAACCGCCAGCAGTAGTAATATTACAATATTGCCAACGTGAATTAGATAATCCTGATAATAATGCAGAACCTACTGCACCACCATTAGTTACATTATAAACAGCACCATTAGATATAGCTAAAAGTTTACCAGATGTACCACTTTGGTAATTCATAAGAGTATCTACTTGCGCAGGTAATCCTGTGGCCCATTGAGTATATCCATTTCTTAAAACAAGCTCTGTAGTAGCAGGAAACCAGTTTGTAAGATAGACTGCATCTGTTGCAGGCATATCACTTAAACTATCTCTGGCGTTCCATCCACCTACAGGTGCTGGTAAAGATACGCTTCCTGATGATTTTTTCTTTACTGGAAACATATTATTTATTGTCCGTAATTAGCGTCAGGTATATTTTCAAATCCGATTAAGATTGATCCAGGTACTGGAGCAAAGCTCAATGTAGCTGAACCAGAATCGTTAGCTTTAGCGAATGATAATTGTTGTAAGTAATCTCTTGTAAATGCTGTTGAATCAAAACCTTTAATTTCAAAGTATTTCTTTTTCAATGCTGTAACCATTAAACGATCAGGGAATATACAAGTATCTGAGTCTGCTAGAAATGATGATTGTGTCACTCCTGCTGTGCTTGTAGCCCATTGGTTACTCATGTATTCAAAGCCTAAATACTCATCTGTATTCATAGCAGGCCATACTTGGAAGTATCCACCTAAAATTCTGTAACGGATTCTAGGGCCTGTTGAAATATAGCTAGACTTTAAGAATTGCCATTGTTGAGCATCTGTAGGGCCTAACATTTCCCAGCGTTTAGACTTATCGTAATGTGTACGATCTATTTGTCTATCCCAGTCACTTGGTAATGGGTATTTAGCTTGTGAAAAGTAAAGTGTAAACACGCCAGTTTGTGTGGCGGCTTGTGATAATGTAAGTGTATGTGTTCCTGTAACAGTATTAACATAAGTATCTTGATTGATACCTGTACCTGTTACGATATATAGGTTACTTAACCCTGTGGTTGATTCTACAGTTGTTACATTGACAGAATCTTCCACAAGAGTACAAGTAAGTGTTGTATAGACTGTGTAAAAACGGTATTCTTTGTCTAATGCTTCCCAGTTATGATCTCTTTGAATCTCATAGCCTACTGAGTTCATAAGAGCATAAATCTGAACAACATCTGCCGCAGTATTGCCTACTACTTGTGTAGGCTGAGTTAAACCCATTTCACCTGTAGCCTGCTGAACGAGTTGCAATAGAGTTGATGCCATTTATTAGTCCTTTTTAGGTTCTTTCGTTTCTGATTTGACTTCAGCCTTATCAGATTTTGATTTTTCCTCTACCATTTTTGCTAATCTAGTCATCTGATCTTTAAGATCAGCAATTTCTTGCTCTCTTAATTTAAGTTCGTCTGCCTGTCTTTGTACAAATGATGAATCTTTTGCGTTTTCTAAAAACGCTTTAGCTTTATCTCTTAGAGCTAATGGTGACATACCTGCTGTCATACCGATTGCCATAAGTTGTTGATCTGAAGCTGCTGCCACTTGTTCTACTGTGTAGAATTTAAAGTGTTTTAATTCTGTCGCTTGTGCTGCGTTAAGGATAGGCCAATCTCTTAATATTGTGCCTTGCACGTTATCAGGATTGTGGTTGCCATCCGCTTTTTCGTTTAAATACATAGACCATTGTGTAGGAAATTGTTGTTTATGTGAGTTATTCACAAAAGTATCAATAATACTTAATTGATTGCCTGGTATTTCAATTCTAACAAAGTCGGCCATATAGCTAATTGGTCTGCCTTCTTTATTGGTTAGAAAATCGTTTTGTAGTTCTTTACTATAAAATCTTACTGCTAATGCGCCTGTTTCTGACATTTAATTCTCCAAAGTAGTTTGGTTTGTCAAGCCTACTCACCATGAATAGACTTGAGAAACCCCCCTATTGCTAGGGGAGTACTTATTACTTAAACAGATGCAACACCAAACCAACCATATTCACCTGAAAGCAATGCTGTAGGAGGAGCAATGTATGATCCGCCTGTAGAAGTTGCTACAAATGTAGTTGCGTTTACTGTGCATGATGTTTCACTAGCTGTAAATGTGTTACCAGCTTTAGCAAACACATAGCGTTTACCGTCTGAACCAAATACCTCATTGCCTAATGGGCCAAATGCTGGGATAGTTGTAGTTCCGTCAGATGCTAATTGTGTTTGTGTTGCTGATGAAAGATTTACGCCAGAGATAGGGGTTACTGAATATGCCATAGTATTATCTCCTTAATT